TAAATTATTTGTGTGAAATATGCGAAAGGATTCTTTGACTTGGCAGGATCAAAATTATCTATGTATTGGACACAATTTTCAACTCCATCGGATATCATATCCTCCTTAAACATATAGTTAATGAAGTTTGGTCTAAAGGATAAGTGAGTAGCAATTTTCAAAAAGCATTCAGCAAGATAATGAGTAATCCTAGGTTTCTCTTTATCTAATGTACGTGCCTCATCAACAGCTTGGCGATATTTAATTATCTCTTCCAAAAACTTTTTATTATCTACATAATGTTGCTTCTGTTTACGAGCCATGCGAATTGCCATATTAAATATCCTATCACTGTTACATTATAAGAAGAAATTATACTTATGTCAAGTTGTCTTCTTCCAGAATTCCTCTAGTTTCTGACGAGCTTCGGATACCTTACCAACTAAACCCATTCCTTTATTAATTTCTATCTCAACATCACCATTCTTACCTTTCTCTTTCCTTACCCACATCTTATACATGAGCACAGATTCCATGGACATAGGTGCTACTGTAACAATATCTTCCTCATTAACCATATAAAAGTCTTCACTGGAAAACATCATCCACTTAAGGAGTCCAACTGCCATACCTGCTTGTCCCTCCTTCTCCACTGGATGCATGTTAGGTGTAGCAGGTTCTTGAACATAGAATACTGTTCTTCCAGGTGCTATTGTCTCTTCTTCTGTTGCTATCATAGTCCCAAGAATAGTTTCTCCAGACTTTAATTTGATAACTCCATAGAATTCTTGGTCATGTCTAATATAATTAATCATTTCTTGAGATTAACTTTGGTTATATCATAATCAAACTTCTCTTCATCATATATTTTCATCCTTTCTACCAGATGACGAAGGGTATAATTGTATTCAGAAGACTTAGAGCAGTCATCAGCAATATCATACAACACTGCCTGTGCTTTATTCTCTCCTTTCCTTAAAACCCGCCCAATCGATTGAAGATTTCTCACCCTAGACTTACTAGGAGATGCAAAGATAACATTGTGTAGGTTACGAATGTTGATACCAGTTGAGAAAGTTCCATATGATGCTAATATTATAGCATCTTTTTGGGTTTCGCAAATTTTTCTTGCTTCCTCCCTTTCAACAGCATCAATACCACCATGTATAAAGAAAATCTTACGACCTTTCTTTATTTTACTATTTATTAATTTCCACAGTGGTTCACCGTGTTTCTCTATGTAATTATAGAGGATAAGAGTGTTACCCTGTAGGTCTAGTGCTAGATTTGTGATGAAATTACTACGTCTGGTGTGCATACAGAGGTATTCCATCTCCTGTTGGTAATGATCAAAGGGTACCCACCCATGTTTTAGTAGTAATATCCGCACCTTAAGGGGTGTAAGGTGCCCTTTCTTCATTAAGTCTACTGTATTTGTTACTCTGTCACACCTTCCAAACAATCCTTCAAGGACTAGTTGGTGTGCTTCCATACCATCAAGAGTACCAGTCAACCCTATCTTATACTTCGCACCATAGCACTTAGTAAGAATACTCGTGAGTGACTTAGCTTTATACAGGTGTGCTTCATCCCCGATAATGACATCAAAACGTTCAAAGAACTTACGGGGTTCCTTATAAATGCTCTGCCAAGTGCTAATAACGACTGGATTATCGACATATTTCTCTTCTCCTGCACTAATTCTATGGACTTGACTAGGGTTCCACCCATAGTCTTGAAAATCTTTATACAACTGCTCCACTAGAGAGACAGTAGGAACAATAATTAGTATCTCCCTCTCTTTCAACAAGTGCCAACGCACTAGTGAATAAATTATCAGGGATTTTCCTGACCCTGTAGGGGATAATAAAAGCTTGCGACGAAATTTAAGCGCAGTGAATACTCCTCGGAGTTGGTAATCTCTGATTTTAAACGGGAGCCTAAGAGAACGAATAAAAGCCGCTGTGCCCTCAGGTGTGACATATTCTTCAACATCATTTGGCCTACCAAAGTATTTATCATCTAATACCTCATAATGATAACCCTTAGTCTCTAGGTAATCAGTAAGGTAATCATATAGTCCACAATATATCTCACCAGTACCAGGTGAATATAATCTTATCTTTCCATCCCAGTATCTTCGTTTGACTGCTGGCATATACTTAGCACCAGGCACTTCAAACTGAAAATGCTCACTTAATTCTTTATGAAGGTGGGGTTCTGCCTCCACCTTCAGGAAGACTTCGTTCTTCTTTATGATGGTGGTGGTCATCTAATCCCATAATACTTTACAATTTCGATAGTGTTCTTAATAGCAAACCCACGTGAGTCTATCTGTTTAAGTATCCTATCAATAGAATTTATACAAGTTTCTAGGTAATCTTTTTTCTGTCTAGCTCTACATACATCCTCATCACTATCAATGAACATGTCAAGGTCACCCTTTAATACCTTAAGGTCAAAGGGTTTCTCTGCATATACTGAGGCAGGTGCCTTACCGTTATAATATAACCACTTCTCTTTATATAATTTGACGTACTTAGTCTCTGCATCAGAGAGCATAAGTTTAAATTCATTATATAATTGCAAGTATTTTGCATGGAGTCTGGGAGTTTCCATACTATCGTTGGCAAGCAACTCAGGTAACTCTCTGTGATCGAAGAATGCCTCAGCATCCTTTGCCCACAACTCCTCAATTTTCTCAAGATTCATTCGAGTTGTTTATTACGTACGCTTGTATCTTTAGCTCTAATCTCGTATGCAAGATACCTAAACTGTACCTGAGCCATCGCATACTCTGTGCCATCTACACTAGCATTAAACTCCAGAGCATTCAATCCCATAGGTATCAAATCTTCAAACACAACATCAAAATTCTGTTGGAAATTACTATTCAATACCATCAAAGTAGCATCAGCGTATAGGTCTTGGTTGCCAAACAACTGCTGCATCTTTAATCTAAAATCTCTACGCTCCCTTGTATCATCTGGTGTACCCATGGCACGTATCCAGTTATGGAGTATCAAATAATTCTCTAGATTCTCATCAACTAAAAAATTAATAGTCAATGGTTCATATTCTAAGAATCCTTCCAAAGGTAGTGACCTAAATGGTGTCGGCTGCTGCTGAATACCAAGAGTCATACCAGGTAATGAAGCAGATTGACAGAAGTAATCTACCTTAGGATACTTCGCCAATAGAAATTTGAATCCTATCGGTGATAGGAAGTTTCTATTCTCAATCTGTTTGTTCCAAGTAGTCATGGTACCTATACGTCAATCTATCCCAGATTCCTCTGGCATGGTTGTTATGCTCAACTAATTTCTGAGCCCAAATCCTATCTTCCAGACTGACTTCCCTGTTAAGTTTAGTTTTACAGGCAATAATAGACAGTCTAAGTCTATAGTCCTTGCTTAACATATTTATATCCGTGGTATATAACCTTTCGCTCTTACTGCTGTATCTTGGATGAGTGGAATTAGATCCCCCTCAACCTTCTCTATTATATCATCAATCACGTTAACATCCAAGTCCATAAATGGAGGGATGATTCCTAAAATTCTTAGTAGACCATCAACGAATAACGCTAGGCAGATGAAACCAAGGATCATACTAATGATAGTAGCATCCCTGTTATGTTTTGCCATTATGATTCTGTCTGCTTCGTGTGCCTCTGCAACAGCAGCAGCAATCATTTCATCTACTTCAGGTTTAGTATATACGTTATCTATTGGGGTCATTGCCAGTATTCATCTAATCTTTCTAACACGTTTATTAGAATTCTTTGTGCAGCTCCACGCTGTCGGTCATCCCATTCAGGATACCAAGATTTATCATCGAGACCTGTCTTCATCTTCATAATATAAGCGGTCATCGCTACTTTGTCAAGTCTTCCATTCATATTATGTGACTCCAGTAGTCTCCTATTATACATGTATTTAATAAAAAAGGCACCTCGTGAGAGGTGCCCTTGTGTTGATATCGTAATCGATATTACATTAGGTTTGTAACCTTAACACGTCTGTAGTAACGGTTAGCATTAGCGGTCAATGCGCCAACACCTTGAGTAAGACCTTCAGCAAATGGGTTTGCAACCATTCCGTAACGAGTCTTAAATCCAATTTTTGGTTGGAAGGTGTCTTGACCCACGGCTCTTACCATTTGGAGAGGCACGTAAGGACAATAGAAGAGACCAGCGTCATAAGCAGAAGAACCTTTGTAACCTGAAACGTAGAAGTGGTTGTCACTTACGTTAGCAGAGTAAGGGTCAACATAGACCTTGATGCGTCCGTTAAGGGTACCAACTAGAGTAGAAGAGTTGTCATCTACATTTCCTAGTGGGTTAACTGCACTTGCCAAACCAGATGAATAGTCAAGCACACCAGCCATAGAGAGAGCAGAAGCCACATCAGCAGAGCAGATGAGGATGTTGCCCTTCCCACGACGAGTTTCATGCCCGATGGCATTCATATCTCTTTCGATTTGGAAAAGAAGTCCCTTAAATTTTTCAACCGACCATCTACCGTTGGAGTCAACGTCGAGGTCGAATACACCAGCAGTTGCTGTGTTGTTTTGTGC